CGGTTTGGCGGATTCGACCGCCCGTGTTGTAAGACCCATGGTATCGCCCTTGTTCCGTACCATGGCCGATACCACGAACAGACGGTGGCTTGAGCGGCACGCTGGTATCCGGTACGGGCCGACTATAGACGATGCGCCCAATGAAAAGGCCCCGACACTGAGACAGTGCGGGGCCTTCTGGGTTCGTCGTAGACGATCATTGGCGGAACCGGAGGGAGCGAGGAAACCAGTGAAATCAACAGCTTAGGTCGCCTGTGCCATATTCGGTGCCATGGTTTTGCGTGATTCGAACGTCGGCGACGGCCGCGCTATCCTGCCCGCATGTTTTTCGCCGTAGTCACCTTCCTCATGCGCAACGGCCTGCGCCTGAAACCCGCCGAGCGCGACCCACCCGCGCGCTACACGATCACAATCCTGGAATCCGACCGGGACCGCAACAACTCGGCGCGCAACCTGGTCGAGGCGAGCCTGTACGTCAGCTACGGCACCGCGCAGATGGCCGGCCGCGGGCGCATCACTGATCCTGTGATCCTGCCGTTCAAGGGTCCGGGCTTCCTGATTTCGGGCACTGAGCTGGACGCCCAGCATGTTGACGGCAAGCTGAAAGTGTTCGAGCACCGGCAGGTCTGGCACGTGGTGCCGGTGGAGCGGCACGGGGGCGAATAGGACCCGCTGGAGCGGCGCCAGCGCGAGCCTGCTGCCGCTCTATTCCGGCGCGTAGGCCGGGTGCCTGCCGGGCAAAGGCGGCCGGCAACAGGCTTGGCCGGCCGGGCGGATCGTGCTGGCCGACAGAAAAGGTGCAGGCCGAGCAGGGCGAGCGCGAACCTGCAGGTGATGCAGGAGCAACTATTTTGAGGTATCGAGCATAGGCTCGACACCCTCAGGCCCACCGTGGCGGCCGCCTCCGACCCAGCATTCATGCGGGTTTAGGGAGGGTTTGACTCGTTTTGGTGGCCAGCTCAGGCCCGCGCCCAAACGACAAAATCCCCCGCTCCGGCGCGAAGCCAGAGCGGGGGATAGACGGGCGGGAAGCGGGCGGGCTACTCGCCCACAGGCAGCCCACTCTTGCTGTACAGATCGGCCCGGCACGAGGCGTAGGCCGCATTCATCCCTTCAACCTCAGTCAAGGCGTCTGCAAGGCGTCGAGCACCTTCTTTCGAAAGTACCCCACTGGCCGAGCCGGCGTCTTCTGCACCAGCTCCGGCGGCGGCGGTTGCCTCACCTGGGGCGCGTCCACCACCGCTCCCGGCAACACGGGTGCAGTTGTGCACCCGGACGCGCACAGGAACGCTGCGCTGCTGACGATCATCAGCAGCAATCTGCGTGACAGCTTTTCCATCGGTCTTCTCCTGCGCCGCGGCGCGTTTGTCGAGCTCGGCCTGCTTGGCGTCGCGTTCGTTGGTAAGTTGCACGAGCCGGAGATTGGCCTCGTCGTTGCGCGCCTTGATGGCCGCGTTCTGCGTGGTGAGTGCGAAATCCGTGGCCTTGAACATCCGCCGGTACTGCCAGGTCGACAGGCCCAGCACGAACACGATCGCGGCCAGGATGTAGATCAGGATCGCCTTGAGGTCGGTCAATGCGGTCATGTCACCCCCAGCGCGGCACGAGCGCCCTTGTAGAACGCGAGGCGTTCGGCCCATCCGTTCGAGTCGCCCACCGCCGGCGTGGCGCGTCCGCGATTGATGAGATCGCACACCTTGTCGAAGTCGCCGGCATCCGCCCAAGTGTTGAGCTTGCGCATGTCCCAGTAGTCGCACGCCGACAGCGCAGCCCACTGCGGCTCGGCCAGCGCCGCCGGCTCTGCGACAAAGTCAGGCACGCCGGCAAAGCGCTCGCGCAGCCGGTCGCGCACTGCGGTGTAGTTGGCGCGGCCGGTCGTCTGAATCAGGCCTCGGCCGCGAAATCGGGAGCCGTCTCCCGGTTCCGTGTTGCCGAGGTCTCGGCGACCTTCATAGCCTTTCTGAGCTGGCGTGGGGCCCCAGATTTCGGTCGTGTACTGCAGCCGTCCGGACTCATGCCCGACGTTGGGCAGGAACATCGCTTGGCGCAGCGGTGTGGTGATGTCGTAGAAAGCCATGCCAGCGGAGAGCAGGTCGGCATACAGGCGTGCGCGCTCTAGCCGCGCGCCAGTACAGCGCGCGAGTGTTTGTGCGTCCATGGTCAGTCCTTCGAAAGTTTGATCGAATGGAACCACGCTGCGGCGCGGGCCCGCAGCAGGCTCATGCGGCCGCGCAGGATGGCTACGAACAACATCAAGCGTTGTCGGTAGGTCAAGGGGCCGAGAGGCGCGCGGTCCGTAGCCTCATCGGGCGCGACGTCGCCAGCCCAGGCCCGCGCGCTGCACAACAGCACCACCACCAAGCCGTACATCAGCAAGACGGTGCCGGGCCCGGGCCATTCCCCGATGAGCGGCAGGAAAGGCACCGTAAAGCCGATTCCCGCCCAGATGGCATATTCCAGAACCACTGGCCAGCGGGTGTTTTGCGGCATGGCATTGAGCCTGCAACCTGCGATGAAGAAGATGGTGGCGCATGCCGGCCAGACGGCCACCGCATAGAAGCGCGCGAGGTCCCACGTCATGGCGATCCTTCCTCGCCCGAGCTGGGCTTGCCGCGCGCGAGATCGACGGCGCGGAAAATGAAACGCACGATTGCCCGCAGCAACTTGGGCCAGTCGTCCCCAATGGCGCCGATCATCAGCGCCACTGGCGTGATCAGCACGCGCTCGGTCAGACTGCTGTAGTAGCTGCTCACGATGCCGGCCAGGCTTACCGTGATCAGCACGGCCAAGCCAGCCACGCGCAGGAAGTACCAGATGGCCACCAGCCGCGTCGTCTTCTCGCGACGCTTGAGCGCGAACGATGCGCCGATGACCGAAGCCAGCACGATGACGATGTAAGGTCCGACGACGGCCGCCACGCTTGGGGCATAAACCCAGCTGGCGATGAAGATGCCAAAGCCGACGGCGTCCAGCACGGAGGATTGAGAATTCATGCCGTCCTTTCAGGCAAAAAGAAAACCCGCCGAAGCGGGTTGTTGATCAGGAATGAGGGAATGCCGCCGTTGGCACCGTATAGCTGCCGCTGTATCGCCCCACGCCCTTTGTAATGCGCACCTGATCAATCCAGCCTTTCCAGGGGAAAGTGGAACCAGAGTCGCCGCCGTAAGCTCCGATAAACAGGTTGCCGGTCGAGTTCATCATCGAGACGCCGGTCACGTCGATAGAGCCGATGACCGCGCCATCGAACAGCGAATAAAGCGTGTTTCCTACCCTGCTGATCGCGGCATGCTTGAAGGTCAAATTCGCCCAGGTCCCACCGGTGCCCGGCGAAAGAATGGTCGTGCCATTAGACGTGCGCGGATAGAACTGGTTGCTTGCGTTGCGTCCGAGCAGGTACGGAAAGAAGGCTCCTAATGCGGTGGCCTGAGAGAGAAAGTAACGCTCTTCGCCGTTCACGTTCGGCGCTGCGAAAGCCTCTACCGTGAAGTCGCCCGTTCCCATCCACCAGTCGTCGGTGTCAACCAAGGAAAGATAATCGCCCGTCCCATCGAAAAATGCGCTCGAAGTCCCGAAGATGAATTTGTCGGTCTTTGCCTGCGCATTGCCGAGCACCGATATGGTTTTCCCCTTTACATCGACGAAGGCAGTTGAACCATTCGCCATGGAGCTGGCATCCATTAGCAGGACCACATTGGCGAAGTAAGGATCAGCGCCGGCGCCAGCGCCGAATCGGAACGGATTCAGGAGAAAGCCTCGCTGATTAAAGCGAGACGATGGAGAGCTTCTGCGCTGCGCCTTCATGCGGGATACCCGATCAGGTAGACCTTCAGACCGGCGCCTGCAATCGTCGAACCTACAGCATCGATGTCGATTGTCATCTCGGCATCATCCGCAAGGGATGAGTCGCTTATGACCCTTGGTGTTGCGGCCGTGGTGGTCGTCTTCTCGGAGGCGTCGAAGGTGAGTTTCGTAGAGAGGATGGTTGCGCCGCCTTCGTTCACATCGACGGTGAGTAGGGTCCCGCCTGTCGCTGCAGTCGTGACAGATGCTCGGACATCAGTGAGCGTCATGGCACATGGCATGCGAAAAGTGACTTTGGCCACGCCACTGGTCAGCGCCGTCGATTCGTCACTGCAAGCGATGGGGATGATCAGCGGCGTGCGCTTGATCCATGCCGGCGTACCCGAAGTGACGCCTAGCACATCGGTCGTGTTCGTGCCGATCGCAAGGCGCGCAGGGGCGCCAGCAGTCGTTCCAACGATCAGGTCGCCAACCGACGCCATGGGGTTGGTCAGGCTGCCAGCCGATGTCGCGTAGGGGCCGACGGTGGCGCCATTGATGCGGGCATACAGGCCGGCATTGGTTGTCCACACGTCCCCGTCGACAGGAGACGTGGGAGCCGCTCCATGCGGCAATCGGAAACCAGCACCACCGGTGGCGGACGCCGCCGTGAGGATGAGTCCAGTCGTGGTTAGGTTGACCGTGTTGACTCGGTTATTCGCGCTGTCCCAGGTAAAGCTCGCGCTTCCTGCCAGCGATCCGGCGTTGTTGTATTGCACCTGAGTGGTGGACCCGCCTGGTGCCGCCACTCCGGCCAACCCGAAAAGGCCGAGCGAGCTAGATCGCTCGTCGGTGTAGCTGGTGACTGAGCTCGCCCCGGTGGTAACGGTGTAAAGCCGCCAATAGTTCGCGTTGTCGTCCCAATTCGTCGTGGTGGTCGCCGAGCTCACCACGCCGTCGGACTTCTTCCGAACGATGTAGTTCGTCTGGCTCGCCGTCAGCGTGACTTCGGTGTTTGCCCCGACCACACCGCCAAAGCGGCCCCCGAGCACTGCGAACTTGAGCGGGCCGGTGATGCCGGCGGCCCAGCGTCCACCTACAGCGGCTTGACTGGTTGCGTCGAACAACTCATTGATCGATGCGACGGCTCCCGTGCCCTCGACAACCTGAGGGATCGGAGAAGTTGAATCTGCCATTAGATGGTTCCTTGCAAAACGGCGCCGCGGCCGACGGAATCGCTGACTTGATAGACGCGCACGTTCAACGCAGCGCCTGGAGTGAGGCCCAGGAGCGTTTGCTGGGCGCTGGTGATCAACAGGCTCGATGTCGTGCTCGTGAGCGTGCCCGCGAGCGTCGTGAAGCCACTCGTGGTGTAGAGGTCAATCGACCAGGATTCGGTCGCTTCCCCCAGCGGCACGATGCCGCGCAGCGCATTGCTTGAAAGCCTGGTGCGCCGCTTCCACGTCAGTGTCTGATCGTTGGTCGCCGCCTTTGACTTGCGCAGATCCCACGGCGCGAAAGGACTCAACCCCTCTGCAGTGTTGGCGTAGGTCTGGGAAGCAGCGCTGTCTCGGCTGCGACCCTTGGCAATCGCCCGGTAACTCTTCGTCGAGCCGATGGCTCCTACGTCCATCGAGGGGCGCAGAATGCCGGCCGTCGTGAGCAGCACGAACATATCGCTCTGTTGGTGATTCGCCCGGTTGTGCTCGGTGCCGCGCAGCCCGCGGAGAAGACCTGACAACAAATACCGGCCACCGCCCAGCGACGACGCCCGAAGGAACTGGATGACCTCCCAGCGTCCCTGATCGCCAACAATCGCCGCGTTGGCGGTGGACGTGTACAGCAGCGCTCGTGTGGTCGTGCTCAACTCGCCCGACCCGATGTTCACGATGAGCGTGTTCGTCTCATCCATGATGTTGGGCGTCCAGGCACCAAGAGCGGTTTCGGTGACACCGCCAATCGCCGGAACACTCGTAGTTCCACGGGATACAAGGCTTGCATCGTCGTCGCCGACGAACAACTCGCCGGCCGTCCGCATCAGCGCTGCATAGATGCCCGCGTTGTTGTCCTCGTCCTTGAGGATGGGACCATCGATCAGTTGCAGACGGGTCGGCGTGGCGAGCGGCTGCACCTGCTGGGTCACGTAGCCAGAAGCACCTACCCCGGTTTGCGTGTAAAGCTCCGCATCACCAGGCTCGACGTTGAACTCGCACAGCACGCCGGTGTCCGTCATGCTGGTGATCCGCCAGAGACGGAAGGTGCCGCGCGGATATTCGACCGTCACGCCGTCCCCGGGCGACAGGAAAGCGTACTTGCGCGAAGTCTTGAAGCTGCGAGTGTTCTGCGCGCGCCACTTGGCGAACAGGATCATCGAAGCGACTTGCTTGGCGTGATCCGAGGTCGTCGCCATCGGAAGCTCGACGATCAGGTCTTCGGTCGCTTCCGTGATCTGCCGGTACTCCGGCTCGCTCGCCGTCTGGTAGTCGAACGTCGGTTCGATGTAGCTGACGGTCACGCTGCGCGGCATGTCGATCTCCTGCGCCCGGTTCAGCGGCATCGCATCGGCAGGCTCCGAGCCGTCTTCCGCCTGTCCGAGCTCGTGGTAGGCGATAGTCGCCTCGCTCTCGATGTCTTCGTACTTCTTGAACTTGATCACACCGTCTTCGTCGACGATGTAGATGGCAAACCCGGTCAGCAAAGGATCAACGTTGGACCGGGCGCTCGCCGGGTTCTGGAGCTTGTAGCCGTGCAGAACGTCGGTAGCGGGAATTTCCGAAAGGTCGTAGCGCGTCTCTCCAGCGCGCTCGCATTGATCGGCAATGATGTCGGAGACTTGGACGCTCTCCACAGTGAATACATTGAATCGGGAAAGGTTGTAGCGATGGATCAGGCCCTGCTCCGTAGAGGGGCCGATCAAGGCAACGTTGCGATCAGCATAAAAGGTGGTGGCGACCCCGCCCAGCTTGTCGGCGCCCGTGGTGTCGACGTTTGAACTGATCAGGGTCCAAGTCGCAGAAAGTCCGAAGGTGACCAGGTAAACGGGATGCGGCGAGACATTCCGAATCCAAACGAAGACCCCCTCATCAGAGGGGTGCAAAGCGGCCCAGGTAATCGAGGAAGAATCTGCGTTTGCTGGCCCAGTGTCGCTGGCAATGAGGGCGCCAGTCGAAGCGTTGTATCGAGAGATCACCAGATTGCCAGTGACGACACTCAGTGCATAGACAACGCTGTTCTTGATCGTCACCGGGCCAGGCGCCCCTGGAATCAGATCAGTTAGCTTTTGCGTGAGAGCATCAATGATGGTGACGCGATGCTGCCGGTCACTGCCGCCACCACGGACCACGTAGATGCCTGTGGCCTCTTCGAAGCCCGCCGAACTGTCAGCTGTATTCCCAAGGTAGTCGTTAGAGCCGTCCGGGTCGTAATCGAGGATGGCGGTCGCCACCCCTGTTTCCAGATCAATCTTGTTGATCGTCAGCCCGAGAGACTCCTCAACTGCCCGAAGGAAGCACGGCGGCCCGTCTCCAGACACCGGGATCGGCTGATACCCATTGTGCACATAGTCGTAGTGGATCGTCTTCTGTAGCGAAACGCTGTCGTATGTGCAGTAGTAGATTGGGAAGGCCAGGTTGCCAGCGAAGTCGAAGCCGGTCCGGTTGATGTGCCAGACAGCATCGCGTCGTACCACGGCCCAGGCGAGCGCGGTCGATCCGACGGCCGGCACCTCGGCGAACACCGGATCTTCCTGGATCTGTGTGGCATTGGCCGACAGCACGAACGAATACTGAGGAACCCGGCCGCCAGGGCACTCGATGGCGTTCATGCGGATGCGCACAACCCCGCGGTATGCAGGCACGCTTCCGGGCCCACCCTCTAGCAGTTCTTCGATAGGGTCGGGGAGCTGATCCGCGTGGCCCTGGTACAGCACGAAGAATGCGTGCGGGTTCTCGGCGCTGGCCAATGCTGATCCGATGGGAATGCCCAATCTCGTGTCGTAGATGAGCTTTCCGTCCTGGAAGATCTGTGCGATCTTGACCTCAGAGCCATCGCGCGGGGTCTCGCACAGGACGATTCCCATGTGCACGAAGTAGCGATAAGTGGTGTGTTCCGGCTCACCGCCCTTTCCGCCTTGGGTTTCGGAGGTCTCTATCTTGTCGGTAGACCAGACCACGTTCCCGCCGATGCGCTCCGTGCCGTACAAGATGGTGATGCCTGCGCCGTAGGTGGAAACCTGAACCTTGAGGTCATCGACGCGCGGGCCCTCCGACTTCTCACCAGGCGTGAGCAAGCCGCCCACGAGCGAGCCGACCACAAAGCCGAGTTGCGGGTATCCGAAGAACGCGCCAACGACACCGCCAACGACGCCGAGGATTTGCTGAGTGCTCAAATGACCACCTCGGGGAAGCGAAAGCAGCCGCGGACGGTCGCCATGAATTCAGCCGTCAGGCGGCATTCGCACACGCGGCGGTTCGAGCTCCATGCGTGAATGATCCCGAGCGAATTGGGGCACAGCGGATAGTCGCAGACGATGGCCATGTGTCGCACGACGCCTGAGATTTGAACCAGGATGTCTCCGGGCTGCAGCTCCTCGCGCGTGACCTCGACCATGTTCACTCGGCAGTAGTCGAGCATCTCGGTGTCGGCCGACCGCTTGCCATATCCGAAGGCGTCCATGGGCGCCAGGGCGAGCTCGGCGCGCACGCAGACGGGCAGGCCAATGCAGTCGACGCCTTCGCGGCTGCGGCCTTGGTGGCGATAGCGGACCGCTTCCCGAACACCTTTTGCGCCACAGAACGAGCGGGCCACACGGACGATGTCAGCCCCAGAAACGGAAAAGGCGCCCGTAGGCGCCTCGAATTGAGATTGTGCGGTCACAGATTCGTTCCCTCCGTCCCACCAAGCCCCAGCACCTTGTCGCTGCCAGGAACCATCGGGAAGCCGCCGAAGTTGTTGGTGTTGTTCCACTTGGTGCGGCAGTCCTCGGTGTAGCGCTTGCGGCAGCCTGGCGTGACGCTGTAGGTGTCGCCCGCGGCCAGGGCATAGGGCAGCGGGAGGTGCAGCACGAACTGCGGTGCGGTGAAGGCGTAGATCTCCATCTGCACGCCTTCGTTTTCGCCGCTGGTGATGGTGATCAGGCCGGCGCCGAAGTAGTCGGGCACCTCGATGCGGCTGCTGTCCGAGAAGGTGCGCAGATCGGCCACCGAGGTCACGGCCCCCGTCACCGTCAGCGGTCCAAGATCGATGTTGCAGGCCGGCACGTAGGCCGAGCCGATCGAACCGAAGACCCACGGGCAGCCGGCGGTGTAGACGCGGCCAACGACCTTTTGCAGGCGCTGGGTCAGGCCGCGCACCTCGGCAGTGAATGCAGACCGCCCGGCCTTGACGTCGCCAATGTTGCCGCTCTGCAGCTGCATCTGGCCCATGGACAGGTCGCGGTAGTTCACTTCGAACACCGTGACAAAGGCGCCGTCCCAGAGTCCTGCGAACAACTCCGCTTCGCTCACGCTCTCCGCGGCCATCGTGCCGTTGACTTCGGAGTTCGAGACGGCGGCGCTCGCCTCTTGGGCGATGGCGGTGGGATTGACGCCCTCCTTGGAGCGGTAGATCTCGCCATTGATCAGCAGATCGCGCGCACAGGTCGTGACCGTGACCACCTGGCCGTCGCGGCGTTCGAAGCGCCAGCAGCGAGCAATGGTGGTCGAACCCAGGGCGTAGTGCGCCTTGAGTGGGACCGAGACAGTTTTTGTCATGCTTCGCGCACCTCGATCAGGGGCACGTTGGGTCCGTCGATGAGGCGCTCGGCATACCTTCCAGGCCGCGCGAGATCCCAATCCATCGCGTCGTCAGCGAATTGCACCGGCACGTAGAAGCCGCCGGACCAGGTCAAGGCTTCGTCCGGCTGAGGGTACTTCTTCCCCGTTCCGGCAGGAGTGATCGTCTTGCCTGCTGTGTTCGTAGCGAGGGTGTAGACGTTCAGACCCCCACCAGAGATAGCGGTGATCTCGTGGCTGAGGTTGTTCAGGAGCGCGGCGTCCGCGCCGCTCAGGTCTTGCAGCCACAAGCGACCGCCAACGACGAACCCAGGCATCGCGCTGGCGAGTGTGACTTGCGTAGTGGCGCCGACAGTGACAGCCGTGACGTTCTGGGATGCATCGGCCACGAACGTGACCTTCACCGGGCCAGCGCTCAGAGCGATGTTCCCAGCCGCCACACCGACGGCAACGGGCGAGCCCCCGCGCAAGATGGCTGGCGTACCCTTGGGCCGGCTGATGTCCCGGGCCCGTTTTCGGGTCGACCCGTGCGCGGTGTACACCTTCTGAAGACTGTAGTTGGGCGTTCCGTTGCCGAACCCGGTCACACCCGATTGCACGCCGGCCATGTAGCCGATCAAGGTTCCTTGTGCAGTAGTGGCCACCGCATCAACGGGGTCTTCGAGCAGCATTCCGTAAGCACCAGCATCCGTCACTTCGTAAATGCCCATGATGGCTTCCCACGCGGCCAGCAGCATGGGCTTCACTCCCATGGTGTACTCGCGCATGGTCACGTCGCGCACAACATTTGCCGTCGCGTAGCCCCCCTGGTTGAAGCTCCGATCGTTTTTGCGGGTAGTTCGGCCGACAATTCCGGCCATCACTACGCTCTGCGGAACGACGACATCGGCGAGGACTGTGATGCTCATGATGTGCGCTCCATGGCGCGGCGAGCACCTCGGTACGCCACTGCGCTCAGTTGCTCTTGAGTGGCGCGGCTTTGCGGCTGGTCAAGAATGAAAGTGGGCGAATAATTCATCCCGCCACCGAGCTTGCTGTTCGGCGTGATGCGGGCATTTCGGCTGCCGTTCATCAGGTATTGTTTGCCGTTGACATCCAGCAACTCGGGGCCCTGCTCGTTCACGCGATGCATGCCGAATGGCGCCACGCTGCCGCCAGCTGCCTTGCCGCCGCCGAAGAGGCCGGACAACAGGCTTCCGAAGTCGAACCCGACGCCACCGGTGCCCGTACCGCCACCGCTGAAGAGTTGCTTGAACAGATCCTTCACGATTAGGTTCGTGAGCTCCTTGAAGATCGTGTCGGTGAAGCTCTTGAAAGCTTCCTTGGCGGTCTTCGTGCCGTTGATGAAGTCGGAGAACGCCGACCCCGCAGCGTCCGCAAACAGGGTGTTGAACTTGTCCGCGAGCGGGTCGACGGTGGCGGCAAGCTTTTCCAGCTCAAGCCTTGCACGTTCGGCGCTCTGAACCAAGGCAGGGTTGCCCGAGGCCTGGGCAATCGCCTCCTGGGCCGCGACGATGGATTGCAGCTGAGCCACGGCGGCTTTCCGCGATTCGCCCAGCTTTGCGAGGGATTCCAACTCACCAGTGGTGCCAAGCTGGCGAGCCAGGGTGATTCGCTCTTCCTCGATCCGCAAGCTTTCGGTGATACGGCTGACTGTCTCGGACTGCTGGCCGTAATCAGCCTGCGCCTGCTTCAACTGTTTGAGCCGTTCGATCTGCGCCAAGCCGTCGGCATCGCCGTTTGCTCCAAGGCGCTTCGAGATGTCGCCGAACTGATCCTCAAGCCGGATGCGGGTGGCGGCACTCAGGTTGCCGGTAAGCTCCAGCACCTCGGCATTCACGCTGTTCATCTGCTTCGCGAGGTCGTCAAGAGCCTTGCGCTCTTTGAACCCCCACTCGATCGCCGTTTCGCCAGCCTCGCGGGTGAGGCGCTTCTTCTTTTCGATCAGGTCGTTGATCTTGCCTTGCGCGGATTCGCGGTCTGTCTGCTTACCGGCTGATGCCTGGTACTTCTGCAGAGCGGCGATCTCCTGGTCATACAGGGCAATCTGCGATGACACCGCCGCACTTTGGGCAACCCGCTTGCCTTCGAAGTAGGCTTGTGTCGAAATCAGGTTCTCGCTGTTGTACAGGTCCAGCATCCGATTGCGCGAGCGCAGAAGATCTTCCTCTTCCTTGGCCGCGTTCTGAAGCGCCTTCAGGTTGTTGTCGAGCAGCTTCTTGGTTGGATCATCCTTGGCACCACCGCCACCTTTACCGGTAGCCCCTTCAAAACCCAGCTTGGGTTTGCCGCCACGCATGTAGAACGCCATGCTTCCTTCATCATCTGCGGATTTGGCTCGAAACGCCTTTTGATCGGCGAGCGCCTGACGGTATTTGTCTCGCAGAGACGAAAACTGCGTCGTCTGCAGGCTGTCGTCGTAGGCTTTGCGGATGGCCTCGAGCCCCTGGGTGTCGCCCGTCAGTTTGGCCTGCGCTGCTGCGACCGAGGCGCCGATGAATTCCCCGAGCCGGGAGAAGACGACTTTGACGCCCTGGGCGGCGTCGACCACAAATGCCAGGTTGGCGATCGCATCCTCTGCGAACGTAGCCACGCCATTGTTCGACCCAAGCTTTGTGGATTCGGTGCCGACGCTGACCAATTCCTTGGCGGCATCGCTCAGGACATTGATGAATGCCGTGACGGCCGGAAGCGCCTGCGTGGCTAGTGCTTGGGCGTACTGCTGGAGCTCGGCCTTAGCCTTGGCCTGTCGGTCAGCGTACTCGTCGGCCTGCTTGATCTGCTCGGCGGTCAAAATGACCTGCCGGCCGCCCTGCTCTTCCAGTGCTTTCAGGAACGGTAGGAGCTCGGCGCCCGACTTCCCGAGTAGGGCGGTGGCGACTGCCGTTTTAGACGCCCCATCCTGGAACCCGCCCAAGGCCTTCGAGATGGCCTCGATCTGGGCTTCTGGCGCCAGCGCCTTGAAGTCCTTGAGGTTCAGTCCGAGCGCAGTCAGGGCGGCGCCAGCCGCCTTTGACTCGTCGTCGACACCGGTCAGGTTTTTCGTCAGCTTGACGCTCGCCTGCGCGATGGCATCGACCGACGTCCCGGCCGTGCCGGCGGCGACGCCGAAAGAAGCGAGCCCCTCAGCGCTGGCGCCAGTCACCTCGGCTAGGTCCTGAAAGTCCCCGACCTGCTTGACCAGGGTGTCGAACGCGGAAAAGGCGGCGACGGACGACGTTGCGATTGTGGCCAACGAAGCGACGGCCAGGGAAGCGCCGTCGCGGATCGCCGAGCCGATCTTCTCGCCGAACTGCCGGGCCTGGTACTCGGCCTTCGTCAGACCGCGCGTGTACTCGGCCGCATCAAGCCCGAGCGAGACGACAAGTGAACCTGCAGCTGCAGCCATTACTTGCGCCCCTGCCCGAGCTTGCGCACGCCAGCACCAGCAAGCATGCCGATGTCATGCGCCGCGTTGTCGAGCTCTGCTTCGCGATTGCGTTGGAACATGTCGAAGTCACTCATACGGGTTTTGTTGCCGTTCACCTGAGCCAGAAGGTTGGTCATCTGAATCAGCAGCAGCTCTTGCCGGCGAGGCCAGAGCGGGCCGCGAACCATCCACAAGGTCAGTTCGCGTTCCGTGAGGGCGTCGACCGCGGAGAGCGGCCAGCCCATTGCTTCAGCAAGATCTAGCTTGAAGCGGTCTCGGGGGGTGAGACGTTTCCCAGGTCGACCGCGGCTTCTTTGTCACTCGCGTTGACTTTGTCCATGGCCGCATGGATGCGGTTCAGGGACGAGGCGCGCAGTCGATTGATGGCGAAGAGGTCTTCGGCGCTGTTCGGATCGAACAGCAGTTCGCCGTTGACGTCGCAGAGCATCTTCGCCACGCCGCGCGCGGTGCGCAGCTTCGGGTCGGCGTCTTGGGCCATCGCCTCGATCTCACCCACGAGCAGCGGGCGAACGTAGACATCGCCCCATTCCGGCACATCGACCGGAACCGGCTTCGGGCTGGCGGTAGCGAGAATCTTGGCTCGCAGTTCTTCGCGGCTCATGCTGCGAGGACGAAGATTTCGCCGGAGAGTTTCAGGGTGGTGGAACCGGTCCAAACGCCGGAAACCGCGCCACTGAAGCTGGACTGCTGCACCGAGCCGATCATGACGATCGTGCCGCCGCTGTTCGGGAAGGTGATGCGCACGGCGATTTCCTCGCCGGACACCTTGGCGGCACGGATGGCGGCCTGCACAGCTTCGTTGGGGGCAAAGTTGTAGTTCAGCGTCAGGGTGCCACTGTCCGACAGGCCGGTTTCGAATTCCTTGGCGGTCGAGCAGATGGTTGTGACATCGATTTCGTCCGTCGTGCCGTCCTGCTGGTCAACGCCAGTCAGTTCGCAGAACGCGCTCATCGTCAACGGCGTGAAGGTGCCGCCGCTGGTGTATGGGGTGTAGCCAGTGGCGTCGACGCCGGCCAGTTCGAAATCGTTGGTGTCGGGGTTGTCGACGACGTACAGGTTGCCGTTGACCTCGGTCATGCCCACGACGGCGGCGATGCGGCCGACGGCGCCGAGGGCCAGGCCATGCGCGGTCGAGGTGACAAGAGCGGGATCGGTCTCGCTGATGTCGGTGATGGTTTTTGCGGCCGAGGTGCCGGTGCTGACCTGCAGCGTGGAACCTTGGAACTTGAGGCGTTTACCTGCTGCCATGATTGACCTTCTTTCTTACTGACGTACTGACAAAGAAAAAGGCCGCACAATGGCGGCCTTCGGCTGGGGAACTTGGATGAGTGGCTAGGCGCTGCTCGGGTAATGGATGAAATCCAGGCTGACGCGGTGCAGCTTCAGATCGGGTTCATAGGTGCTGAAACCGCCTACGCAGCGGGTCGGTGGCGTCACCGCGGCCATTGCCGTCAGGGCCTGGATGCGCAGAGAACGCGTGGAGTCGAAGTCGGTCGAATAGATGTCCACCTGAACGCGCGTGTTCGCGGTCTGCGCGGTGTCGTCGCCGCATATGTCGTCGATGGGTTCGTCGCTGATGAATGTGAACAAGATGGCCGGCGTGATAGGCACCGCCGGCAACTGAGGGAAAGTGCTGGCGTGAACGCGATTGGAGACAAGCCCCTCTAGCGCGTCGTAGATCTTCTGCTCGAGGCTCATACGCCCGCCTTGTCCAGCCGCTTCGAGATACGGTCTTTGATGGCTTGAACGGCCTTTTCTTTGTTCTCATCAAACGCGGGCCGGATGAACGGACGCGCTGGCATCTTGGCAGTGCCGTATTCGATGAAGCGTCCATAGAAAGCATCGCCCAGCCCAGCCGCCTTTTGCTTTTTGGTCAGCTTTCCCTGGCGAACTGTGACGATGTGCTCGCTTGTCAGAGGCGATTCGCCTTTCGGCAACCGCTTGACGATGATGTTCTTCTTGAGGTTACCGGTGTCGACCGCGACTTTCTGCTTGGCCGAATCACGAATCACGGCGGCACCGGCCGCGGTGGCTGCACGCGCGATACGGTTGTTCATTGCCTCGGAGAGTCCCTTCATTCGTTCGCCGAGTTCGCGAAGGCCTTCGACCTTGACTGTGACGGAACTAGCCATTGTTGAGCCCCCTGCGCGCGATCAGCGAAATCTTCCGGCCGCGCAACTGCTGGTCCGGCATGTCGCTGATGTCGTAGTTCGCGCCTTTCCAGACGATGCGGTCGGTCAGCACCAAGCCGAGCCGAGTGAAAACGTCGGCACGAATCCAGAATGTGTAGTCGGCAGGCGACCGGATGCCGTCGGCAAAGTAGGGCTCTCCGCTTGCCTTTGCGCCGTCCACCTTGGCCCAGTACGAGGCAGTGATCGAGGGGCCAAGCCGGACCCAAGTCACGGTTTCGCCCCCGGTGCCCGTCGGCGTGCTCACGCGGCGCTCGAATGCGACCCGCTGGTCGAACTCTCTGGCGTCGACGTTGCTACGAATGCTCATGGCTAGAACGTGTGAACACGGTAACTGGACAGAAGCGCATCCCGCGCGCTTTCCAACGCCTTGCGCTTGTCTGGCGTGAGCTCGTCGTATTGCAGCTGCACGGCCAGCAGGATCGCTTGCTTGATGCTCGCCGGAATGTTGCCCCGGTAGTCGATTTGGGTAGGCGGCACCGCGTCCGGATCGGCCGGCACCGGCTCGTAGCCGGCGACGTACTCAATCTGCACGGCATCGTCACGCAGATAGATGGAAGGCGTGCTGAAGCCACTCACGAACCGGAGCTTCGGGACCAGGTCGGAAGTGACGAAATACTCGGCCGGCGCGACGGTCTGCTGAGTGTTGGCGTCGTCGAAGTACTTCAGCGACACCATCTCGATAAACGGGGGGCGGACCAACTCGATGTCACCCCATGCCATACAGCCGCCGCTGATAAACCAGTCCCACCCGCGGCGCCCTCCATTCCGGCGTGCGGGGCCGCGCGTCAGGCGTAAGGTCTGCTGCACAAAGGCTCGGCGGGTGATCTGCTCGCACTGTTCGCGAGCGCTGACGATCTGCGCCTGGACGGCGGCCGCATCCGGGTTGCCCGGCGTCGGGTCGTCCAAGCGCAGATGTACGAAAGCCTCTTCAATCGTCACCGGCTCAACCGGTGGGGGCGTGACGATGACGATGTTCAAGGTCTTACTCCGATTCGTCCAGCAGCTTGGCCAGGTCGGCCTTCAGGGTGACACCCTCGGGGATCTCGATCTGCTTGGCTTCGAGGGCCTCCTTGATCTGAGCCACGGTCAGGCCGTCGGAAGGCTTGCCCTCGCCCTCGGGCTCTTCGGCGGCCGCCTCGGCGAGTTCAGCCTTGCGGCGCTTCAGCCAGTGATCGGCCGAAGCATCCTCTAGGCTGTAGATCCTGCCGGCCACGAGGGCCTCACCATTGCCTCCGACTTCGTCGGTCAGCATGCGCACGGCCTTCATGATCAGTTCGACACCACTTGCACGACGCTGGCGGGATCGATGTCCGACGCAGGTGCATGCTTCGGATCGACGCCGAACACGATCGCGCCGGCGTCGCTGGTCGCGGTGCCCACGGTGAGCACCAGACGCACGAAGCGCTTAGTGCGATCGGGCAGGCGGTTCACGTCCAGGTTCATGACGGCTTGCTTGTTGTCGCCGGAGGCCTTGACGATCTGGGTCAGCTGGCCAGCAGCGATGTCAGTCGCGCCCGTGCCGCTCGAGTCGGTGGCGGATTGCCACTTCGCATCGATGGTGGCGGATGCACCAAGAGTGCCGGTCGAGATGACGCCCATCAGGCGCGAGTAGAGGGCCGTGTCGATCCAGCCCGAGTTGCCAGCGCCAGCGGCACGGGCACCGGGAGCCACGACGGCGGCGACAGCGAGGCGCTCGCTGGGGAGAGAGTTCACACCAGACATGATGTTTTCCTTCAAAGAGTTTCGGGAGATGGGGCGGAAGCCCCATCAAGATCACGCGCGAGCGCCCAGGGCGGCGAAGAAGCCGCGGCTTGCCGCGCCGGCTTGGTACGGCGCGACGGGTGCGTTCCACCACGGCTGACCACCGACGCGCAGCACGAAGCGGAACGCGGTGATGTCGTAGTCGAACCAGACGTGGATGGACACGTCCGACTTCACGCCGCCGGCCTTCACACCGGACAGGTAGTTCGACAGGTCGCCGAAGACGATGTCGCCTTCGTCACCCAGGGCCGGCATGGCTTCCGAGTAGGCGATCGGACGGCCGAACAGCGTGCCGTAGGGGGCAGCCGACAGGCCGCCAGGCGGCAGGTAGACCGGAACCGCGGTGCCCGAGCCGGGGAAGGACATGGCCATCAGCTGACCTTCGACGTCGGCGTTCATCAGCCAGCGCGCGTTTCGGCGTGCCATCGGCGTCAGCGCGGTCCACATCTTGGTCAGGTTTGCGAACACGACCGTGTCAGCGGTCTGACCCGATTCCTTGGCGACGATGACCGTGCCGGGCGACTTCAGGATGCCCAGGGGCATGCCGACGCCCGTGCCGTTGATGATGGCGTCGTTCACCTTGAAGACGATCTTCTCCGGCGCCTTGCGGTTGACGTAGCTGGCCATGGCCGGCGCGTCTTCCAGCAGTTCGTCGGTGAGCGGAACGAGGGCGATCACCTTGTTCAGCTTGACGGTCTTCTCGACCAGCGCCGGCTTCGACTGCGTCTTCTGGCCGCCTTCGACTTCCCAGTAGGCCTGAATGCCACCGCTCGACTGCCACGGCGTGGTTTCGTCGGCCGGGAAAGTGATCGAGTTGCCCGAGCTGATTTGCTGGTCGGTCAGCGGCAGCAGCGAGTCCTCGCCCATCACTTTCTGGATGATGGTGTTGCGGAAGTCCGGCGGGACAGCGAAGCCGCCGTCGGCGCCGACGCCTTCGGAGCCGAACGTGGTCGGCGCGTTGGCGATCAGGCGTGGGTCGGTCTGCGCGCCCTTGGCGGACGACTTCACGACGGCGTTGAAGAACTCGGCCTGGGACCGGAAGCCCCACTTGTTGGCATCGGCCGAGCGCGGGGTGGCGAAGATCGGCTTGTGCTTGGCGGCGGTGCGGGCCTGCGGCTGTGCAGGCTCGTCTTCATCTAGGACCTCGGGCGCCGTCTTGCGGCCGGCGGGCTGCGAGATCTTGGCGTTCATCGCGTCCAGCTGTTCGCGGCGCTCGATGTCGGCCTCGACGGCTTCGAACGAGGCGAAGATCTGCTTGATCTCTTCCTGTTCGTCAGCGGTCAGGTCGCGCTTTTCGGCGTCGGCACGGGCCTGGATGTTGTTGCCCGCGTCCTTGAGCTCGATGAGCCGGTTCTGCAGGGTTTCGAGGGTGGCAACGGAATCGTTGCGCACGATAGCGGCGGCCGAAAGGCCGAAGGATGCGGCAACTGCCAGAGCGGTCAGGGCCAGCGCGTGCTTCTTCATGGAAAACTCCTTTGTGCGAAGCGGAAATCAAAAAAGCCGCCCGAAGGCGGCCTGTTGGCGGATGCGGAGGGCTGGCCCTACGCGGTCTTGGGGCTGGCCCCGAGATTGAGTTTCTGGGTACGCATCTGCATACGCGCCAGGAGCGAATCGGAGGCGGTCGCCTGCTTGCGCAAACTGTCCGGAACCTTGTTGAATTTGTCGAGCATCGGGAAGGCGGCGCTGAACTGCTTCTCCTCGACCTTGCTCGTCGCAAAGCCGCGCTCGACGGCCTCGTCGGCGTTCATCCACGTCTCCGCGCTCATCCACGAGCTAATGTCTTCGCGATTGGCGCCGGTGCGGGCGACGTAGTTCTCGAGCAGCACGTCGCGCACCTTGTCCAGCGACTCGGCCTGCTTGCGCATGTCGGCCGCGGTGCCCATCGCCATACCCCAGGGGTCGTGGATCATGATGGTGCCGTTCGCCGCGATTCGAACCTCGTCGCCGGCCATGGCAATCACCGATGCGATGCTGGCGGCAATGCCGTCGACATGAACGATCTTCTCGCCGTCGAAACGCTTGATCTGGTTGTAGATGGCCAAGCCTTCGAAGACCGAGCCACCCGGGCTGTTGATGTAGATGTCCAACGCCTTGACGGTGCCGAGCGCCTTCACCGACTCGGCGAACGACTTGGCGGTCACTCCTTCGCTGAAGAATCCGCCGCCGATGGCGTCGTAGACGTAGATCTCGCCGCGCTTGCCGCTGGTCTTGGCAAAGAATTTCATGCCGGTTCCTTCTTGAATACTTCCGCCGCGGCGTCGGCGGGTAGCAATGGGCTGCCCACCATCTCGAGCGCCTTGGCCTGCGCCGCCTCAATGCGGTCACCGAGCGCTTGCGCCATCTCGGCCACTTGTTCTGCCGCGTAAACCTTCGCGTCCTGCAGCGCAGCCGCGGCGCCCGCGGCGTCCTTTCGGTTGTCGAAACGCCGCTGAATGCGCGCGTAGACCGACGTGAGCCACGCCTGCGCCACGTCGTTAGCCTGGTCGTCGTTCGCCGCGGGCGCGGCCAGCGCAGTGGCCGGCGTCGGTGCCGGCGTCATGTTCTTGCCGACGTCCTCCAAGCGCACCGCGGCGCCGTTCATGGTCCGGACGTCGCCGACGGGCCCGATCGTGTTCTCTCCGAGCTTGCGCAGCACGTCGTTAACGCTGAAGACGCCCATGCCGCGCGCGGTGCTGTATGCCGTCATCCGGCTGCCGTAGTCGCCTTGCTCCGCCCAATCCACATCGAGCTCAACGAACTTCTTGGGCCCGCGGGCCGAAAACAGCTTGTAGTCGGCCTCTTGTTCAATCTCTTTCACCCACGGGCGCAGCGTGTCGCGCGTGAACTCAAGACCCTGGTGTTCGATGTTGTTGTTCGTGGCGCGCAACAGGTGCGCGATCTTGTGCGGCGGAACTCGGAACCAGCGGCACACCTCTTCGATTAGCTGATTTTTGACGTCGACCAGCTGCGACTTGTCGGCGTCTGCGTTGAACTGCGTGAACTTGCCGCCCGCCTCCAGGAACAATGTGCGGAAGGCGTTGCGGGCACCCTGATGCTTGTCGTTGATCTGTGTCTTCAGCCGTTCGAACGTCGGGTCGTCGAGTTTGTTCGGGTACTCGAGAACGCCCCCCATCTGGGTTCCGTTGGCAAAATAGGAAGACGCGAATTGATCCACTGCCACCGATCGAGCGATCGTCTTGATGGCCTTGGCCACCATGTCATCGCCGGCCAGGCCGGTCAGACTCGCGCCACGAATGTGGAAAACGTCCTCCAAATCCAGGTCAACGAATCCGCCTTGGTAGTCCTGCGTGACGCGAAGCACTAGCACGCCGAACTGGTTACGAACCAACTCGCAGCGGTCGGGCGCGATAGGCCAAAGCCAAGCCAGTCGGCCAGCCATGTCCCATTCGATTTCTGCGTAGCCATTCCCGTAACCCGCGGCGGCGATGCCCACGGCTCGCTTGCCTGCCTGCGCCGTCATTTCGGGATTGAAGCGCGTGTTCAGCACGTACTGCAGGCGATCCTCCGGGATCACCTTCTTGTCATCAGCGCCACGCACCCCCGCGTAGACGTTCCAATCCGAGGATGCGATGGCCGAAGCGATCGCGTCGATGCATGCCCAGACCGCGGCCTGCATGAACGCGATGCCGTGCGTCACATGCACGCCAGCATCGTTGCTGCGGCCCGGCCACCAAGCCGTGCTCTGCGGATTGGTCGGGCCGGCACGCACCACGTCGTAGATTTCGGTCGGTCCGCCGCCGGTCATTTCTACAGCGATGCGCTGCAACGCGACGACGCCCGGCTCCGGCGTGGCTTCGGCGCGAGCGCCAAAGACCTGCCGTACTGCGGTGAGCGGGTTCAAAGCCATCGTATTTGCGGTTCCGCTAGAGGTTCTGGCAGGGTGGCCACCAGGCCGCCCGCCATGACGGCCGCGACCATCAGGTCGATTCGGCCGGTCGCTTTTTCTTTTGACAGCTTGCGGTTCTCCGCGCCATCCTGTTCGATCACTGCATTCCCTGCGCACATCGTCAGCAGCTTGTGGCCGGCGTGCACGAGTTCGCCGTTCAACAGCATGCGTTCGAAGCTCTCGACCGCCGGACTCATGTCCTTGAACCCTTGTCCGAATGGGCGCATTGGTGGAAGCGTGATGCCCTCATCGTTCGCCAGCGCGATCAAATCCTCGATCCGCCAACGGTCATAGGCCACCTCGACGACCTCAAAGAAGTCGCACATGCCGCTCAGCTTCTGGAGAATCGTCCGCTTGCTGATCGCGCGCCCGGGCGTCGTGTCTAGATACCCCTCAGCCTTCCATTGCACATAAGGCACGCCGTCGGTATCGTTCTTTTCCTGCAGGCCGATTTCGGGCAGCCAACCGAACGGCACCATCTTCCAGGGCTCCCCCTCTTCGACGGGCTCCACGAAGAACACCAGTCCGGTCAGGTCGGTTGTGCTTGAGAGGTCGAGCCCAGCGACCGCGCGGCGACCGCGCAAGTCCTGCCAGTCGAATTCCCGCTGCGCGCCCTTCCAAATTTCGTGACTCAGCCACGGCGACTCGGCGCCGGTCCACTGGCAGAAGTTGAGCCGCCGCACCAAGGCTTCCTTTCCCGGCATTCCCTTGGCTTCGGTGACTTGCTCACGGATGTACTTGTAGCCCGGCAAATCCGCGTCCTGGAGGCTGGGATTTGCCTTGGGCCAGCACTTCTCGTCCTCGAATGGGTCGTCGTCCTCGTCCAGCGCACAAATGAAGCTAAAAAATGCGTCGTCCTGCCGCTCGCCGGACGCCACCTTCGCGCCGTACTCGTGATAACCCCAGCACGGCCCGTGCTTGTTGGAACCGCTGTTCGTGATCATGAAGATCAGCGCCTGGCGCCGACTCTTCGTGCCAGCGCGCAGCATTTCGACGACGGTGTTCGTCTTGTGTTCGTGCAGCTCGTCGATCAATCCGACGTGAGGCCGCGGGCCGGATTGCCCGTCATCACTACTTATCGGGCGGAAGAACGCTCCGGCCTGCAGATACGCCAAATTCCAGCACTTCTCACCTGTGCCGCTCTTCTGCAGCCGCTTCGAAAGCTCCGGCGACTGATCGACCATCGCAACGGCGTCGCGGAAGAGAATCATGGCCTGATCCTTTTTCGTGGCGGCGCTGTAGACCTCTGCCCGTGCCTCCCCGTCGGCTACAAACCCCTTCATACCGATACCGGCCGCGAGCGGCGATTTCCCGGAGCCCTTCGCGGTCTCTACATAGCAGACTCGAAAGCGACGATAGCCGTCAGCGCCGAACCACCCGAACGTCGAGCCGACAACGAATTTCTGCCACGGCAGAAGCAGGAAGGGCTTCCCCTCGTAGTCGCCACCGTTCAGCTTCAGCACGCTCTCGAAGAACCGAATGGCCTTGTTCGCCTCGCCAAGATTCCAGACCAGGCCGCGCTTCTTCCCTTCGGTCAAGTCCTTCAAGTGCCGCGCGCAGGTATCGCGAACATGGGGACCAGCTATGCGCTTGCCTGCGACAACCTCCCGCGCGTAAGCAGTGACCGGATCAGCCGAAGAACTCGGCGAGCGGGTCTTTCTTGTTGTCGTCATTGGGGGCGGCGTTCACCTTCGATCGGGCGGCCGGCGTCAGGCCGAACTCCACCAGGTAGCTTTTGAATCGACGGTCGGCGTCGGCCAGCATCGCAACAGCAGGATTTGCCTTCATCAGCACCTGCTCGATCGCCGAGTTCTCGTCACCTATGCCGCGGATGCTGCTGTACGTCCGCCCCTGTTCTTTGATGATCTGGCGGCACTCCAGGATTTCGGCGTAGCAGTCGCACAGTCGCTCGAGCGCAGGTCCGTCCGCCTCGGTGAGCACTCCCATGCGGTCCAGAACCACGCCGAGACGTCCCCACGCCACTTTCCCTACATCTGACAGGTAGGCCGGGCACGACGGTATTTCTCGCTTCGGCTTCGGTTCGCGCTTGTTGATCGCGCGCTTCCCCGGGTTCCCTGAAACTACCTTCAGGTGCGTCGGCTTCGGGGGGCGTCCTGCCATATCGGGTCAGCCAGAAAAAAAGGTTTCATTTCGCGGGCGTGCACAGAGTGGGTGAGCGCCGGTCCTGAGGGTGAAAGGCCATAAAGAATTTACCCACCCCCTCCCCTGCTGGCCGCAGTTGGCACGATGAGAGCACTCGCATCGAGATCCATCCTCATCGGCTTGAGGGCCAGCCATCCGCACCGATGACAGGCTTCAGCCGCCTGCCGTTCTCGATGTCTGTCTTGCGCTTGTGGCATTCAGCGTTGATCGCACACAGGTTGCTCGGGTCATCGGTGCCGCCCTGCGCCTTGGGTATGCGGTGGTCCACCTGGGTGGCCTCGCGCAGCCTGTATGCTTTCTTGCACTCGTCGCACCTACACAGGTACTTGTCGCGCTTGAGGATAGTCAGCCTCAGCTTGTCCCATGCTGTGCCGTATCCGCGTTCATGGCGTGATGTGGTGGGCCAGGCCATACGCACCTCACAAATAAGAAAGCCCGCACAAGGCGGGCAAAGATCGATCACTCGATCAGGGAGACAACTGTTGCCCGACACGAGGACAGTCCGCGGCATTGAATGTGTGCGGTGGGCCTCGGCGGGCGAACTGGTTGCAGCGGGCCGATTCGAACGGCCGACCTTCGGGTTATGAGCCCGACGAGCTACCAACTGCTCCACGCTACAGAAACAAAAAGGCCACCGCATCGGGTGGCCTTGAGAGACGAGCTTCTCCATCGCTTGCTGCCGATGTCGCTACAGGCATGTGCCAGGCTGTTGCATCGGGCGTTCGACAGAGATTCGAGGGGCAGAGCCGTTAGCACAGCCCGCGCACCTCGGGCGCGATTATGCCGCGTTATGGAATCCGCGCAAGCGATTCTTAAGCGATTGCTGCGCGCGCGAAACACAGTCGTCCATGTAGTTCGCGACCCGACGACCTTCTTGCCCGTGAGGTATGGCCGCGACGCCAGTGCCGCCACAGGCCTTACACGACCGATTGGACAGCGTTGGGGCGCCTGCGATCTGCTGGTATTTCAGGCCATGGCAATGCGGGCAAGTCTGATCCAGCCAATAGGCTATTACCGCCGGCACCTTCAGGGACGCTTCCGCGATGCCCCACTTCGGCACATAGGCGGTAAGCTGCGAGCGCACGGCCGGTAGGCTCTTGAGTTTGTTGACCAGCTTGGCCATTTCGTCCATGTACCAGTCCTGCGCCAGGCGACGGGCCATATGCGTGCGTTCGGCTTCCTTGAGATTCTTGGGCATCGTGGCAGCCAAGGCTGCGATCGCGCCGGGCGCCGGGCGCCTCGGCTTCTCCGCCTTGTCCCACTCGCCATGGAGGCGCAGCAGCGCCATGCCGACCCGGGTCGGGCTGAGTCCGGCGGCAATCAGGATGTCGGCGTCGGAACGGACATCCGCTTGCACGCGCAGATCGGAGCTGTTGCCGGCGGATGTGTAGGCCTCTTCGACTCCGCGCTTTTCGTCATTTAGCATGGGCGTCTCCTTACTTGGTCTTCGAACTGGTATTGATGAACGCACGCGGCATGAACAGCGAGCGCAGCGAAGAAATCAGCCAGAGCAGGCCAAACACATGCCAGAACGGCAGATAGAGGTACACCGGAGGCAGCCAATAGAAGTAGGTCGGCGCGAGCCAGTTCCACAGTAGATGCATCGGAATCGCGATGAAGAAGCACATCGCGGCGTAGATCAGCCAGCCGAGGACTGGGACAAGGTTCAGGACGTTCACGGGGTTCTCCTTCAGGTGACGATTCGCACGTCGATGTTATGAATGGATTTCATGAGGTGGCGCTTCATCTGGAAGGCCGGCAGCTTGGCTGTGGGAGCGCTCTTCACGTCCTCAACCACTCGAGCCCCAGCCTCGAAATAGTCAAAGTCCGCGATGAAGCGAATGGCGGGCTTGGCAGAACGAGCCCCAGCGAACTTGACGCTCGGGGCGAGTACGTAGGCCACCTGGCGGCGCAGGTCGCTGATGCGGCCCGCACGTTCGAGAAGCCGCAGTTGGCTCCAGCGCTCAGCCTCCCGCTTGCTGTCGAACGTGATGTCGCCGATCGTGGTTTTCTTGTTCCGATACTTCACAGCTTGCCGCCCTTCAGGAGAAAGCAAGTTGTCCAGTGGAGCTCTTCGAGGTCACCGAAGGGCCACGGGCATGCGTCGTTTCGCGTGAAACCATCTCGGGCCGCTCGGTTGGCATCGAGCTCGATTCGGTACTTGGCGCTGGCAGAGAGCGGCTTTCGAGCCACTTCACCCGCGCGGCCGCGGCCTCCACTGGTGCTGGCCGGTACTTCGGGCATGTCTTGTCCATGCTCACGAATTGGCTGGACGGGCCCAACGAGCAAAGGCCGTAGCCCTGCCTCGCCATCTCGCGGGCCTGCTTCAGGCGAAAGTTGTGACAGTCCAGGCATGACATCGTTCACCGCCTCGCTCCAAGCGCAAACACGCTGTTCGGCTGCAACCTTCCGGCGGCGAGCACGTCCTCCGGCAATGGTCCGTTGTGACCGCCGTTGGTGCGCGCAGCCGACAGCCGGGCGACTCCTTGCGAGGTGATCTGGTGCTTCACGCATGCGCAGCCGCAGACCACGCGCTGAATGTCGCCGTAGTCGCGCAGGCGCTTGATGTACATGCCGACGGCGTGAGAGTGGATGCCGGAGGCGTCCTCCACCTCCGCCTGCGTCATCGGGCGGCCTGTGGCATAGGCTGCGAGGATTTCGTGCGTGGCGGTCATGCCCGAGCTCCAAGGCCCGTGAAAAGGCCGCCAGCGGGCCTATGAACCATAGAGGCGCCCGTGCGTATCTTGCTCACGATAGTGCGGCTGAGACCAGTTCTCGCTGCGATGTCGACACCCTTCTCGTCGGAAAGGAGGATCTCGTCGAACACCTCTTTCTTCACCGTGGTGCGCTTGAGCGCCGTACGCCGGTTTGCAAGGATGCGGTTGGGCTGATTCTTGAACCGGCCGATCTTGGCGACGAAGCGACCTTGGTCGACGGCAGTCCCGCAACGTTGGTGATCGGGATTGAGGCAGAGGTCGTTCGGGCATGTGCCGAAGACCCGCCAGCCATTCGGAATGGGCTTCCCACTGGCCATCTGCCACACGGCCCGTCTGCCAGGCTGAGACATCAGCACCGGCTCCATGGCGGCAACGATGGCGGCCTTGATCTTGGAGTTCTCCCACTTCGACTGGAATGCCAAATCGATCGCTTTTTCGAAACGTGCCTGCATCGCCTCCCAGTCAGGCCCATAGACCCGTGGGAATCCGCCCGAGACGGCGCCGCTCCACTCCCAGCAGCCGGTGATGTCGTCGATGCGGCAGCGGCCGTAAACCTCGTCGAGAGTTTTCATGCAATCACCGCCTTTCCGTGTCGGTGTCCACCGAAGAGGTCGGCGGGAATCTTGGTGCAGCCGGTCGAGTCGCCCAGGTAGGCGAGCGCCCAGTCGATGTGGTTGCCTTTGACGAACGCACCAGATGCGGCACGGTCAAGGATGCGATGGGCGTATACGGCCCAGCGGTCAGCGGATTCGCGAGCGCGGACCATCAGTGCACCCCCGCCGGCGCCGAGTGCTCGGCATGCTGCTTTGCGCGCACCCTGGCCTTGTAGGCTGGGAACTGCTCGGTGCCAGACCACTTGCCGATGCCAAGGCGGACGCCCTCTGCTTCGATGGCCAATTGCGAATCGGGATCGAGGGCTGTGCTCGCGGCTTTCGGGCCGGCGGCGATGGCGGCGGCCTCACCGAGCTGGCGCTTCACGATGCCGAGCAGGTAAGCGAAGCCCTTGGGCGGGGTCGCCTTGGCGCAGGTATCGGCCGCGGCTTCGAAGGTCTCGATCACCACCCCCTGGGCAATGAGGGCGATCAACTCCGGGTTGCCGGGATTCACATCCGCCACACCGCGGGCCCGGATTGCCTTGCAGACGGTTCCCGCTTTCGATGGGCTTTGCCCTTCTACCCCCACCACGTCCCCCGCTTGCGGGGGGTTGGGGGGTCTTTCTATATCTTCTCTTCTCTTCTCTTCTCTGGTCTCGCTTTTGTCACGCTCACTGCGTGACGCATCGCGGACAGAATAAGGGACACCAGCGTGACTCGGCGGCGTGGCGCGGGCCTTTTGCTTCCTTTTGGTGCCTAACGCCCGTGTTTTTGCTGTGTCACCGTTGTGGTGGTCGAAATTTGGGAAGGTCAGGCCCGAGTTATCCACAAGCAGCCATCCCACATCGCACATGGCCTGCGCGAACCCGTCACGCTGCACTTTGCGATCTACCCACTGTTGTGTCACGCCACTAGCGTGACCATCGCGTGACTGACCATCGGCCCACGACCACAGACATTGCAGACGGCCAACCACTGAGAACTCGTCCATTCCGAGCTTCGCGCCGATGGCAATGACTGCGGGGTCTTCCGCAAGGTCGGCGCGCATCTTGATCCAGTCTCCGGCCATTACGCATGCTCCTGGCTGTGCAGGCAGTGCTTCGCCCATTCGCCAGCAATCCAGGTCACGCCCTTGGGGGTGAACTTCGGCTGGTTGAAGGCATGGCCTGTGCCCAGGCTGGTGCCAGCCTTGACGACGAAGCGGCCAGCGTCGATGTGGCCGGCCATGGGCGTGAGCTCGCCTGCGAGGCGGTACATGATCTTGGAGTCGATCAGGAACTCGCGGAACTCGCGCTCGTTGGCGTTCAGGAGCTTGCAGACCTCGCGGAAGCCCTTGTTGCCGGTCGACGCGGCGTAGCGGTCGTGAAACTCGACCTTGGGCGCGGCCGCGGCGATCTGCCTCTGGGCAACCTCAAGGCGCTCAGCCTGCTCGGCGGCCAGGCGCAGGGCTTGGGCCATCGTTTGCGGCACCTGGGGCACGAGCCCCGATTCGAGTTCCTGCCAGCGGTCGATGATCTTGGCGCGCAGTTCGACGCTGTAGCCGGACACAACAACCATCGTGTCGCGGTATGAAAGAAGAAACTCGTAGTAAGTCTGTCCGTTCTGGGGGTGGATGTACGGGGTGTCGTTCCCATAAACGACACCCCTTTCGATCAGGGAACGCACGGTTTTAAGCACGTTGTCGTGCGTGCTGCCAGTCAGCTCCGCAATTTCGCGGCTGGACATGGCGACCGCGCCACCGACCCGAGAAGGCGCAATAACTTGCGCATTACCTGCCTTAGTGTTCAATTCATTGTTCATCAGATGCCTCCGCGAATGAGTGCGTCACGCTTGTGGAACGAGGCGAGCCCCGCTTCCCGGCCTTCGATCGGGTAGCTGTAGCTCTTGGTCAGCGTGTTGCGAGCCATGGGCGGCGGGCGCAGGAGCGGTGCAATGGCGCTGGTCTGGCCTTGCCAGAAGAAGGCGCTGGTAGGTGCGGCCGGCGGATGCGCGGGCAGCAGGCCGCCCATGTCATCCATTCCATCCAGCATGTCTTGGGAGAGTTCGAAGGTCATGCGGCACGCTGGTTGAAGTAGTCGGCGCGTGCTTTGGCAATGCTCAGACCGTCCGCATCTCGCTTGTATGAGCTGTCGCTCACGCTGTGCGTGATGCCGACGCGGAACACCGTGTAGCAGTCGCGCTTCTTGTCGTCGAGCACCCATGCTTTCGGGTTCTCGTATGCGATGTCGGCTTCGCGGTAGCTCACACCGAGCCCTTCGACATTGAGCGAACCTGTACGCGCAGCCAGCCAGCCTTCTCGGCAAGCTCTTTACATTGGTTCGCGGCCTCGAGCAGTTCATAGGGCTTGGTGCGGACCCGTTTCAGCTTGGCCTTCGTTTGCATCCAGGTGAGCGCATTCCACTCGTCGGGGATGCGCTTCGAGTTCTCGCGGATGGCTACGGCACGCTCGCGTTCGTGGAGATCCTGAGCAGCCTCAAGGGCGCCCGGTGGGATGCCCTCTACCGCAAAGCCCTTGTGCGATTGCTCGGCGCCTTCGGTGACCTTCTTGGGAATCGGTACGCGCTTGGTGGTATCGACGGGATCGCCGTGGATGTTCACGAATTCAACTTCGGTGGTGTTCATGCCAGAGTCCTTCCGGTTGTGTCTTGCGCGATGCGCCGCGCAATGGCGATGGCCACGTCGTTCTTTCCGAGGTAGAAGGCCTCGAACATCTCGACGATGGATTCGTGCGTGCCGCGCGGCGCATCGCCCATGCCGCGCTCCTGCAGTTCATAGATAAGGTCTTCGTCGCTGAAGCTCTCGAGGTCAGGCTCGCTGTCAACGTCGTGTCCGCGAGATTCGAGTTCTTCGATGAGAGCTCGCGTCTCGACCTTCTCCAGATCGACAGTTGCCGCGGGATCGGCTGCTACTACGGCGAGGCCAGTCATGCTGCCGCCCTGATTGGCATCACGCGCGCTGATTTCGTCGATGCGTTCTTTGCGTACAGCTGGCCGAGCGTGTTGGCCGTGGCTTGGATGCTCTCGATGCCATCCTTCGTGGCTTGGGCAAGCTGGTTGTCCGAGAGCGAAGGAGCGGCGTAGGCGGCCGATGCGGCCTGCAGCCATTCGCCGTCTTCCTTGAAGTTGGTCGCGAGCGTGGGCGAGACATCGGCGGCGGCTTCGGGTGACATGGGCAGCAGGACGCAGCCGAGTGCCGCCGCCATCGCGTGCAGCGGCGCGAGGTCACCGGTTTCCTTGCAGATGGTCAGGATCTCTTCCGGGCTGCAATGGGCGCCAGAGTCGAGCGGGCTCACCTTGCGGCTCAAGATGCCGTTCGAGATGCGCATGAGCTTGGAGAGGCCCAGGGCGCCGTTGGAGCCGTCCGGGTCCGGGCTGCGGTAGCTCTGTACGGCTGCCTGCAGCAAGGGGGTCACGTCGAATTTCATTCCGTGTTTCCTGTCAAATGGGTGCGTCGGTTGAAGTTGTTGCAGTGCCGCATTCGCGTTGCAATGCAGGCATGGAAGAGAAGAAACAAGAACAGTTCGAAGCCGTCGCCCCTCTTGAGGCGGTCGATGGAACCTGCTTGCACGAGTCGTCGCACACGCAGATGTCCGCCAATGCCGAAGGCGGCGTGCGGTCGGTGCTGGTGGTGTCGTCGCGCATGGCAATGCACGTCGAAGCCGGAGTGCTGCAGGTGCGGTTCGCGCGACATGCGTTCTTGCATCCGTCGTTGGCGGTGCAAGTGAGGCGCTGAGTGATTACCTCTCGAGCCCCAGCACCTGAACCGCATTGGTCCGCGAAGCCGGTCGAGATCGATTCGGGCGTGCTCATGGCTTCGCTGTTGATGGAGATTGCCAAAGGGGAGCGCGCGCGTTCAGGCGGCTTTGGCGCTACGGCGCGTTGTGCGGCGAGTGCCTCGAAGCGCTTCCCAGTTCGGGCCTGGGCAAATTTCCTCGGAGCGGACGCGCGTGATGTCCTCGATGTCGGGAACATATTTTTCGGGTACACCGTTTTCGCGCCAGCGATTGATCGTGTTGTGGCTGCCGATGGCCCAACCGCGAGCGTTCAGCTTTCGCATGAGGGAGGTTTTTCCTCCCGCGATTTCAACCGCACGGTCGAGTGCGAGTTGTTCTGGCTTGGTGTCTGAGGCGTCCATGCGCCCATTTTAGATAGATTTTTTATCTACGCAAGTATTTCTATCTTTGAACCCCTTTACCCTGCCAGAATGTCTATCCACAAACTCATCCGTGAAGGTCGCCAGCGGCTAAAAATGACAGAACAAGAGTTCGCAGATGCCATTGGCGTGACTCGCGGATCGGTTCAACATTGGGAACGGGAGGGAGGGACAGCTCCGCGCAGAACGCTTCAGCCCGTTGTTGCGCGTGTTCTAGGCTTGACGGTTGCCGAACTCATGGCCGGCGGCGAGTCAAACGTAGGGGAGTTGGAGATAGGCAGAAAAGTCCCACTGATCTCGTGGGTGGAGGCAGGACTCTTGAACGACATCTCAGACCCATACTCCCCGGGCGATGCGGAAGAATGGGTTTCAACAAGCGAGAGCAGCCCCAGCAGTGAGGCGTTCGCTCTCAGGGTATCCGGTTCGAGCATGACGAGCCCTGATCCTGACGCCCAATACTCTTTCCCAGAAGGGACCATCTTGATTGTGGATCCCAACCAAGAAGCTATGCCTGGCCATTTCGTCATCGCCAAGGACGTGGACACCCAACAGGCGACGTTCAAACGCCTGGCTACCGACGGGGGGCGCTGGTATCTAAAACCACTGAACCCGCAGTTCAAGACCGTAGAGATCGACGATCCCAGCTTGCGCGTCATAGGTCGCGTGGTGGAGTTTCATCGACGGGGGAAACTCTAGACGCAAAAAAGCCGCCCGAAGGCGGCTTCTTTAATTGGACTGGAACTTAGTCGCGGCACGAGCCGGGCAGGTACTTGGTGGGCATTGCATTGGTTGCGGCAGCGCCGCACTTCCAGGCTGCGATGTTTTTGCCGCCGTCCGTGGTGCCGACGAGAGCGGTGGTTTGGGCGGCATCCATGAATGGAGCGAGGCGGATGGTGTTTGCGGTGGCGCTGGTGTCGCCTCCGAGTGTGCCTTGGGCGCCGACAACGGTGATGGTGCCGGTCGTACCGTCAACAGCGAGGCTGGCGACATACTTGCTGGAGGTGGTAGAGCAAGCATTCGGTAGCTTGGCGCTGATGTCGACGGTGGTGGAGCTCTGAACGAGTTCCGTCACCGAGGTGCGGCAAGAAGAGGCGGCCAGAACTAGTTCGGAGACCTTGGCGCGGACGGTGTAGTCCTGATACGCCGGCAGAGCCACTGCAGCCAAGATACCAATGATCGCCACAACGATCATCAATTCGATAAGTGTGAAGCCGGCTTGAGCGCGGGCGCGGAGGGTACGAACGTTCATGAGTTTCCTCGGTTGGTTGAGTTCACCGGAGAAATCCTCCGGCGTGCTCTTTCTCCGCACGACGCGTGCCACCCCGAGGCGGACTGTAAGAAAGTGTTCAAAGCCTTCGCAGCGAACTCCCGCACCGACAAATTGCGTCAGAACGTTACAAAATTGTCACCCAATAACGACAATCTGCGTCAAGCCAGGACGTATGGCCCGATTTCGTCTGCGAGCCATGCGCGCATGCCCGCCTCTGCGACAGTGGTTCCCCAGCATGCGATGGAACAGCTTTGGCATCGCGCCACCCACCCATTTAATGTTTTTTTCTCGCCGTCGAACTCATTGCCCGCCGACAGGCTTTGCAGATGAGTGTTCTTGCTCTGCATCAGCGGCTCGGCCAGCGAAAGATCACTACTGAACCGCGGGGCCGGGCGGTGCCCAACGCCTGCCTCGTAGAGGACCGGATTTCCATCTACCAGCCCAACGGGGAGATGGTGTACCTTAGCTATCCAATAATCCAGATCGCCGCCAGAGAGGTCTATAACACGGGGGACTGGGCCACCTTGACCCGGATGCAATGGGTCATCGATAAGCTCGCCCACGCTGATGTTGAAATACTTCGCAAGCGCCAAGAGATCGGACAGACCAGGTTCGACTTGGCCAGACTCCCAGCGCATCAGGGTTCGGGGTGTAATCCCGATTGCCTCGGCCAACTGCTTCAGAGTGACGAGGCTGCTGGTGCGCAGTTTTTTCAGGTTCGGTATCGGCGTCGCTTCCATCATTCAAGGATAGCGCGTCGGCGACGTTGGGAAGAAATCTAGGAATGTCGATGAACTCTCGAAAATTCGTTTGGCTGTTTTGCTTAGCGCTCACCGGATGCGGCGCCGAGGACACGCCATTGAAGCGCGACGATTTCGGTGCGAGAGTCGTCATTCGCTACATCCTAGAAGCCGAAGCTAGATGCGCGTCGGCGGGCATTCACTCGATTGCCGAGTGCGCCGAAATGCCCACTTCCAATGAGGGCGAACGCATGGCCGCCCTAACAGCGCAAGTCGCCTACGAGACATTCCAAAGCGCTTGTCATCCTGACCTCGGCATGAGTAAGTGCGAAGAGCTGGTTGACCAGGCCTACCGAGAGGCGAAGACCCGCTGACGCCAATGTTGGAGCAGGTTTTTTGCTGCGCATCCACTGTCGGATCGACATTTGCCGCTTCTACGGCGTCTCCAAGGCGGGGTGGCACTGACGGCCTACACATAAGCCTTTTGTTTCCTGTGAGGCGCCGCTATGTCAAAAAACCTACTCTGTTACAAAATAGACAGATAGTTTTTCTTGCTTTGATAGTTTTTCTATCGCATACTTCTATCCAACGCGCCGCACATCGCAGCGCTTCTTGGAGTGAACGATGCAAGCAACCCCCGCCGCAGCGCCTGCTGCACAAAAGATCCAGATTCGCAGCCGCTGGAACAGCGAAACCGTCCTCTTCGAGTGCGATGTGCCCGAAGGCCTCGAGTCCGGGCTGCACATGCGGCATGCGCTGGAGAAGGCGACCGAGGCACGCCGTGACCTGAGCGGCGCCAACCTGAGCGACGCCAACCTGAGCGGCGCCAACCTGCGCGGCGCCAACCTGCGCGACGCCAACCTGAGCGGCGCCAACCTGAGCG